GTATCGGTTGCGTGTCCAAGTTCAACACTACCTACGCCTAAAGCGGTAGAAGTAGAAGCAGTAATACCGCTTACTGGTAATCCAGTTGCATTGGTTAATGTTACTGATGTAGGTGTTCCTAAAACGGGTGTAACTAATGTTGGCGATGTAGCAAAGACAAGTGCGCCTGTACCAGTCTCATCTGAGATGACACCTGCTAGTTCGGCAGAAGTTGTAGCAGCAAGGGCAGATAATTTATCTGTAGTTACTACCAAAGTCTTAGTAGATGGGATAGTTGTACCATTGATAGATGTAGCAGTAGCCACACCAAGTACAGGAGTTACAAGAGTAGGACTGGTATCTACTACAAACTTAGTACCAGTACCTGTCTGAGAGGCTATAGAAGTTGCTGCGCCGACAGAAGTGATAGGACCAGTTAAGTTGCTAGGGGCAGTTGCTACGATTGAATCTGCGTATGCTTTAGTTGCGGCATCTGTAGAAACTGTAGGTGTTCCAAGTCCTGTAATTTTATTAGTTCCCATTGCAATAGCACCAGTCATAGTGCCACCAGCAAGAGGCAACTTACCAGCAAGTGCAGTAGTTATTGTTGTTGAATAACTAGCATCATTTGCAAGGGCAGTTGCTAACTCATTAAGAGTATCAAGTGCTCCTGGAGCACCACCAATAAGGTCTGTAAGTTCTGTTTGGACATAAGCAGTTGTGGCAACTTGAGTTGTATTAGTATTTGCTGCTGCTGTTGGAGCAGTTGGTGTGCCAGTTAATGCTGGACTAGCCAATGGAGCATAGGTGCTTGATGCAGTAGCAGTAGCCAACTTAGAATCTATTTGAGTCTGGATGGCTGAAGTTACTCCATCAACATACCCAATTTCAGTAGATGAGACGGTAGAGGATATACCTAACTTTGTCCAGTCAATAGCAGCAGCAGTATTTATATCTGCGTTTAAGATTGTATCGTTTGCTATATCGGTTGAAACAATAGTACCAGTCAAAGCCAACTTACTATAAGCAATAGCAGCAGATGCGTTTATATCTGCATTGACTATGGTTCCATCAAGAATCATTGTGCTATTTACTGTGCCAGTATCGCCTGTCTTAACAAGCGTAGCACTTGATGGAATTGTAGTTCCATTGATGCTAGTAGCAGTTGCTACTCCCAGCACTGGTGTAACTAAGGTTGGAGATGTTGCAAATACTAGAGCACCAGAACCTGTTTCATCAGTTACGGCAGCAGCAAGGTTTGCACCAGTTGGAGTTCCAAGGAATGTGGCAATACCAGTACCAAGTGAAGTGATACCAGTACCACCATTGACGACTGGAAGAGTTCCAGTTACACCTGTAGTTAATGGCAATCCAGTTGCATTGGTAAGTACAGCAGCAGATGGCGTACCGAGTGCTGGTGTAGTTAGAGTTGGGCTAGTTAAAGTCTTGTTAGTTAAAGTCTGAGTATCAGTTGTACCGACTACAGCACCAGTAGTACCGTGTTGTCCAGTTGATGCTTCAATGTGAGTATTAGCCTCACGTAAGTCACGACCTGTAAGCATATGTCGGATAACAGCACCAGGTGAGTGTGCAAAACCAGTTCCACCGTTTTCAACACCTCTAGTGATTGTTAGGGTAGTTCCAGATGTCCAGTCACTTACATCAACAATTTCTTCAAGTGCTGTATCTGGGTCAATGACAACACTGTATGTCTGTCCAGCAGGGACGGTAGATACTACCAGTGCTGATGGGTTTCCAACAACCATTGTAGTGGCTGTAGAAGTAATTGCAGATGTCAGCGTTGTTTGCTGTGAACGGGATTGATACTTACGTGTTGTCATTTATTTACCTATCGGCGTGAGTAGTGGACTCGTGCAGGGAAGTTGGCTTGCTGTGCTTTCATTTCTTCGCTGAGACGTTGCGAGTACAACGTAAAGAGTTGTTTAACTGCAGACTGTGAAGCACCATAAGGACGCTTGCTATCTGTCTCATCAGCCTGTGGGCTGACCATTGAAGCCCGTGCTGGGTCTAAGTAAGTGAGTAATCTATATGCAGCACCTAGGATTGCAACATCTTTGCACGAAGATGGAAGTCCAGTCTGTGTTGCGAACTGCTGTGAAGTTGATGTAAAAGATGGTGGGTTAGTAGCATAAACAATCTTGACTGTACGACCTGGTGTTGGTGCATCGCCAAGAGTAATTGTCTGAACTTGGTCAGTTCCGCTGACATATCCAAATGCTTCAGCATTAGCAGAAGGGTCAAAGTCCCATCTACGGATTGGAACCCACTCTTTGCTCGGTCCAATGCTCTGCCAGGTTACTGTAAGAATATTTTTAATGTTGAGGTTTGCTAGTGCATAAGTAGACACTGCAGCCTTAAATGTAAAGGATGTTTGTTTTACTGCAAATATGTTTGCACACATTGCGTTGATTGCATCATTGATAGCACGCTTAACTATAAATCGTGGGAAGGTTGGTGAGATTGTCACCTTAGAATCTGCTAAGTGAGTTGCTGCAGTTGTCCCTAGATAGCCACGACCATACGGAGCAATAGTTGCAGTGTTACCAACTCTGTCGTATGAATCAACCCACATAAGTTCATCATCAATTTCCACAGTACCCTTACCTACTGAATCTGTAGAACCAAGGGATACTACCAGTGGAGATGCACTTGGAGATGTTAGTGTTGTAATCTCCGTCTTGAGGTATGTAGAACGGTCTTGATTGAGTGTATATCCAGAGAGGTTACTAAGAACCTCATCAATCATATTTGCGAGTGTATCAGCCATTATGCGCTCAGACTCCTTAATGCATCTACAGCAGATTTTCCAGTGGTACTAGCGAGTTCATTACAGATAGCGTTGAGACCTTTGAAAGCATCAGGAGTGCGAGAGGATGAAGCCTTATAGTTCAAAGCACCAACCAATGCCAGACCAGTAGTACCAGCCCATTTGTTAGCAGCACCTTGGTCATCGAGGAATGCTGTTATTGCTGGGTATGTGCCACCATTGGCTAAGCGGTTTAATTCCGCACATAGCGGACTGCCTGCATTTCCTACTGTCATTTTATTTCCTCTTTCCTCCTACGAGAGCATCGTAGTAATGAACATCAAATGAAAAGCGTTTCATATGTGGAACAGTTGCTGATGTATCACACCAAAGTGGGATTCCAGCCTTTTCGCATAGAGCAAAGAAATAAATATCTTCACCTATGAATTTTGCACCTTTACCCATTTCCATAAAGAACTGAGTATCTGGTAGTTGCGTTCTAATCTTTTCAACAACGCTCTTATGCATTAGGACAAATCCCATACCAGCAGCGCCTACTTGTATTAACTTATTTCTAGGCAATGGATGAACTCTTGACAATACAAATCCGCCATCTTTGTTATCAACGAAGTTGAACACAGTTGGCATTGGAACCATCATTGGCTCCTCTGGAGTATCACTGGTAAAGTAAACACCAGTCATAATAGGACGAGTATCTTTGTCCTTTTGATTCCAAAGTTTTAAGAATGTCTCAGGAGTAATGACCACATCTGAGTCTACCCAGAGCAACCAGTCTGCCTTATTCTCGTCAGCCCAGTAATTGATTACTATCTCACGTTGCCTTGCTATCTGATTGCCTTGACTGCGTAAAGTTGATTTGAAAGATACTCCAGATTTCAAAAGAACATCTGTAACACCTTGCATAAACTTGCCATCAACCATACCGTTATCACACCAAGCCAGTGATACTGTCTCTTGTTCCATTGTCCCCACCTTTGTTATTTCTTTTTATTACGACTAGATATGGCTGCTGCTTTCTTTCTAGCATCAGCCTTGGAACTTGCTCCCCAAGCATTAAGCGATAGAAGCAATCTGGTTGGTTCCCCATTAGCCTTACGTTCAGGACCTGGGTTGCCAGCCATACGTGCTAGGAAAGAAGCCCTACGAGGGTTGTCTCCAGCCTTTATAGGAGGCTTGAGGGTTCCGCCCTTATAGGATGCTCTGCCCTTGGCATTGAGCCCACCTTTAGGATTCTTGCCCTCTTTGCGTGTCCAAGCCTCAGTCATTTACTTTAGTTACCTCTTGAGGTTTTCTTTGAAGCAGAGTAAGATTCTTTCATTGGTCGAGGTGACGCTGCAGATTTATTTGGAACAGAATAAGATTCTGCTTTTGGACGAGTTCCAACTTTAACTGCACTTGCAGCCTTTGCCTTTGCTACATCGCGTGAAACGTTTGGCTTGCTAGGTGCTCTCTTAGCAGGTGTTTTTTTAGCAGGTGCAGAGGACTTTGGTGAAGAGTAATCAAATGTAGTTACTGGACTTCCAGAACCAAACTGTGCTGATGCTAGTGCTTGACTAGACATTACAGGACCATTAGAACCTTCAGCATAATCTGGACTTACTGTTGGAGCATTTGCAATACCAGCGGTGTAACGTTTTTCTTCTCTTTCTTGCGGATTCATTGTTGCCATTTTGCTTTCTCTTTTCTAGTTGGTTCCTGAACTATCATAGTATTTAGTGCCATTGACAATCTTAATACGACTTTTCTGCAAAGCAGCCTGTGCTTTAGCAATTTGAATATCACGTTGCTGAACACCAAGAGGTGATACACGTTGCTTGTTGATAGCAACAATTCTGTCTAAAGCAGTTGGGTTCTGAGGTTTTGGTGGACGCATTCCACCTGTAGCATTAGGCATTTACTTCTTCTTACCCATCTCCTTTGCAACAGCCTTCTTAGCAACTGGCTTCTTGACTACATTCTTGATGCCCATCTTCTTTTCCATAGCCATCATCTTTGAACCTTCGCCTTTTTCGTGGGCTTTCATTGCACCTTTAGATGCATACATTTCCATTTTAGCCATTGTCATACTCCCAGTTCTTTCATTACTTCAGCGGATTTTTTATTGATTGTGTGTGCTTGAGGCATAGTGTCAGCATCGTAAGGTCTCCCTAACTTCTCTGACGCTATATGTGCTGCTTCAATCTGCTTGATATTTGTACCAGCAGGTTGAATTCCTTGTGACCTTGCATCTCTGTAAGCCTGGAGTTCTGCAGTCCACTTTTTATCTGGGATATCTCTGGATGCATCTCCAGTTCCCATTTCAAGTGTTCCAACTTTACAACCAAAACATCCTTCAACATATTCAGGATGCGTCTGTACTCTGTGTAAACTCATATCGTCCCTACTGTACTGTAAAGTTTGCTTCTGTTATTCCTATGCTTGCAGCAATCATTGCATCTTTAATTGCCTGACTAACTGTGTTCTTTGTTCCACCTATATAGTAGGTTGTGTAACCTTCTAGGTCATCCTGTGCTGGATAACGAGTGAGAGAATAAACTCCACTTTGATTAATCACTGTGTATGAACGTGTGAGTCTATAGAAATCTAATAAGCGTGGCATACCTAACACACTGATACCTTCTTCAAGTGTTGGTGTCTCAAATGTATATGTTGCCATTATTCTCCTTATAGTGAATTTACACTAAGAGAGGGACTTGCGCCCCTCCCCTAGAATCAATCAACTAGGAAGCGATTGATGAACCAGACTCAATGCGGTACAAGGCTGCTTCGCGATAACGCTTGAAGCCTAGAACGCCGTACCAGCCCATTGGGCGGAAACGCATAAGTTGGTCAATGACTGGACCGATAACTACGTGTGGCTCTTCAGCGACTGCTTGCGCGAGTCCTTGCTGTCCTGCCAAGATAGTGCGGTACACACGTGCTGAAGAAGCACCGTCTGTTGTGTTGTATAGACGTGGTGATTCGATGAAGTATGCACCTTCATATGAACCAATTTCGCCTGCCCAGATTTGGTCGTTGGATGCATACTCGTGAGGAGTACGCCATCCGCCAGCGCCTGTTTCTGCGCGAAGGTCGTGTGAAACTTCTGGGTGGATACCACACCAGTACATTGAACCCTTGCGAGCAATGGACTTGCCGGAACGCAACTTAGCAACAGCCTTGCGGATGTTAGCAGAAGATAGTGTTGCAGCAGCAGTAACTGTTGCTGTAGATGTGGCAGTTGAGCCAGAGTAGATTACGTTAGTTCCACCGCGAAGTTCAGTCATTGCGACTCCATCAATGGAATCTGCAAGGTTGAACGCGATGATGTTAGCAATCGCTGGGTCTACATCAGCAAGGCTGAAGAGTTCCAAAGCGCGTGTAACAAGAACAGAGTTACCGTACTCAGCAAGAGTAATAGTAACTGATGTTGGTGTACCGATTGCAACTGAGTCACGCTCTGTTGCTTCGGTTAATGCTGTTGTCTGTGCTGCTAAGTCTGCATAGACCTGAAGAACTACTGAAGAACCAGGGATGCTTTGCTTTGCAGGAGTTTTGTCTGCGACACTACGAATAAGCGGTTGAGAACGTAGTGCGAATTCCAACAGACGGTCATACGCTGTTTGTACTAGACCAGCACCACCAGCGGTTCCGCCGAGAGTGCTTGAGCCTGTACTTGAATAGGCATTAGCCATTGTTCACCTCCAAGGTGATTAGAATTACTATGTGTGTATTATTGTCCATTAATCAATGCTGAAATCTCTTCTGCATTTGCAGCAGCGAGAACTCTTTGCATTAAGTCTTGGGCTTTGTCAGGAGTCGTACCAAGTTGAGTAACTACATCCTGTTGCCGTAAGGCTGCACGATTGAGTTCTTGTTCTTGGGTTACCTCTGGCTGTGTTAATCCAAAGAGGTCTCCGTTGTCAGTAAGCCAGTTATTAACTGATTCTTCACTAACATCGTCTAAGTCTTTAAGGATTAAACGTTGTGCCTTTGGATTGACACCCTTCTTGTCTAGAACGTCTTTGACTGTACGCTCACGCTGCGACTTGG